ACAGCCCAACCGGGGCCGTTTTTCTTGAGGTTTGGGTCTCTGGTTTCGACATCGATAGCAATTGTACTTGCCCCGGTAAGATCGGGCAGTTCTGCGGGCGGAACCCACTCTGATTTTAGCGAAGGGCTAGCCATTTTAATCTTCATTTTTAGTTCTTTCTGTAAATTCTCCGCCGAGCGCGCTATATCCGCACTTATCGACCCATGAATCGGCCTTATCTAAGTCGTTAAGCAGTCTTGCGGTCTTCAACCAATCCATCATCAAGGCAATGTGTTGTTCATTAACATGGCCGTGGGTTTTCATGGCCTCTTGGATTATAGCGTTCCAGCCCGCTGCAATGCGCCCAAAATTATCAAAAGCGTCCCCATAATCGGCGGCTCTAGAACCGTTAATGAGCTCTTTGGCGGTGTCTAATACTTCGTCACGTTTCATTGTAGCGACTCCTTTTTCCACTGGCATACTTCTTTTTATTTCCCTCTTGCCGGAACTTTTCTTGTATTAAGTTTATCGGACCATCAAGACAACTTGGGGAGTAAACTAACACCATCGAATTGCATTTGGGGCAGGAGAGGTTAGTAACCATGCTGTAATCTTCGTGCATACATTCAACGTCTTCACCCTCGTTTGCGGCTATTCCTGTAGCGAAACTTTCTACATCACAGTCGTGATCTCCGACCCAAATAAGTTCTGTCTTGCAATGCCAACAGTTCATGTCTTCTCTCCTTTAAACAATTTACTTTCCCACTGGCATACTTCGTTAATATGAGAATGCCGTGTAGTTGGGCGGACCATTCCTATCTTCTCAACCCACCCGAGTTTCTTGAGAGATGTCATCATCGCCCCCCAAACGTTATGGTGGTGCGGATCGGCCATCCCTTGCGACCTACAAAACGCGCAAATCTTTCCGCCTTCGATAATCTTGTGTTCAGCAAGGTATTTTGCGGCGTTCTGGTAATACTCTTGTTTCCATTCGTCCTCCGCATGCACAAAGGCTCGGTCAATCTCGGCCTCTATAAATTCAAAACGTTCTTGTTGTTTCATAAGTCATAGCTCCTTGTGAAGTCTTTAGGTTCAACGATAAACAGGTTTTGTTTAGCGCGGGTTACGCCCACATAGAAAACGCGGTGCGTATCGTCTGGGTTAATATTCATCTGCGCTTCAGCCGCGGGCGATAGGTCCGTGAACAGCACTACGTTGTCCGCCTCTCCGCCTTTTGCCCCGTGGATTGTTGACACGGTTATTCTTGGGTCACCATTGAAGCGTTCACCGCGCCGTAGCATTGCAATGATGTATGCTCTGTCGTTTTCTGGAATGCGGTCCATAGCAATGTGCCAGACCATGTCTATGACGTTCATAGGGTTGGTCTTGCCGCGGTTAGGTGTTGCTAGAAGCCCGTGGTCCGCGATTAGTGTTTCGAGGTTTACAAAGTCTGTATCTTCTAGAGTTGACAGGGTTTTAAACCCCCGTGTTATTCGTTCTTTGGTTGACATGTAGCTGTATATTTTGCGGGCGACGGCTCCTGTGACTTCTTTGCCTTTGCGCAGTTGCTCCCATCCGTTCACGGCGTCGGATATTCTCTCTGATATGGACCGATGGCCGCGGTTATTGAACAGGTATCCGGACGACCGTAGTTCGGCTGCTACGGGCTGTAGCTGGTATCCGGCTTGGGCGAGTATGAGCCACGACCCTTCTGACATGTCTATTTCTTCGACGCTGAAGATACGGCGTATTGATCCGTATTCATCGACCTTTGGTCTGTAGTCTTTAAGGAAGCGTGTGCCGATGCGGCTTACTACTCTTTCGGCCAGTTGGTGGATTAGGAACGGGACGCGGTAGGACTGAGACAGGGTTTCTGACCCGCCTTCCAGACCGATGAAGTGGTCTACGTCGGCTCCGGCCCATCGGTATATTGCTTGGTCATCATCGCCTGCGCAGTACATTCTTTCGGAGCGTTCGTCTAAGATGTGAGCTATGTCCCACTGAAGGGGGGAAAGGTCTTGTGCTTCATCTAAAAAGCACAGGTCAAAGTGCGGGCAAATTGTGTGGCCTTCTTTTGGAAAGCTTTCGAGCATGTCTGTGAAGTCGTACATCTCCAAGTTTTCTTTGTAGCTTCGAAGACACTTGTCCACATAGGTTACAATGTTCCACTCAATTTCGAGAGGCGTTTCGTTGTACTGCTGACGCAAGGGTACTTTGCGCATCCGCGCGAGGTTAATCAGGCCCAGAATAGGGTCCGATGTTTTTGTCATATCAGGAATGTCTTGGTCAAAATTGTTAAGGCGCTGCACGTTTAGCTCGACGCCCATATTTTTAGAGAGTTCTCTGTAGTTCTCGTCCTGCATCACTTGTTCGGTTCGGATGTCCGAGCAAGTTAGCGCGAGGCTGTGCAGCGTCCGGAAGTGGAACAGGTCTTTCTTTGGGTCTAGGTTAAACCGTTTGGCTGCGCGTTCTTTTGCTTCGTTGGCAGCTTTGCGCGTAAACGCTAGGAAAGCTATGTTCATGGGTGGGACGCCTTTTTGCAGAGCGTCGTCCACCATATTAAGAAGTCTGGTTGTCTTCCCCGTCCCCGGGGGTCCGAATATCCTGAACATCTTGCTTCTCCCGTGAGTAAATCTGCCATACGCGCTGTTTGCTTATGTTGAACCACTTCGCGACGGCGGTCTTTGTCATGTGCTGTTCGTCTATCATGCGGACGATCTCGACGTTTCTCAGCTTTTTAAAAACGTGTTGTGTCAAAATGGGCTCTCCTGTTTTTTTGCGAAGTCTGGGGTTGTGATATCGATGTCTCCGGACTCGAACGCTGGTATCTGCCAGACCCGCACGGCGCGGCCTTTGATCTTCAGAACGGTGCTATCGCCATTGATATCGCGAAGGCGCTGGGCAATGCGGTGTGACTTGTACTCAAAGAATTTATTCTTCTTTAGAAAGTTCTCGAAGTCTTTTAGGCGAAAGTACGTTACCATTGCGTCTTCGTCGGTCCACGGGCGGCGGAGCAAGATTTCTTCTTTGTCTTGCGCTTGCTGTAGGAAACGACAAAATTCTTCTAGGTAGTCGTAAAACTGGCCGCTGACGCTGGCATCTACTGCCACTTCCATGATGGCACTTTCGTTTTCGCGCATCTCTGTAAGCAGCGCGCTGATCCGACCTTCCCACTGTTGCTTTGCCACGCTACGCGGCATGAAGTTCAACTGCTCCATGCAGGCTTTCTGGAACAGAAGCTGGCTCATTAGGGCGTCTGTGTCTAGCTCCAGAGGCTCGCCGTTAACGTCCATAAACCAAACCGGGGGCGTTGAATTGTACTTACGCAGGTTGGCTACGGTTGCGTTCTGTATGGCGCTCCCAATACCAAACTTACGGGTTTGACAGAGTTCCTTGTTGCAGTGCGCGTTGATCGGCGCGTCACTACAGCGGTAGGCATAATCTTTGCGCTCTATCTGCTTTGCAACCACTGTAACTTCTGACAGCGGGAGAGGCGGCTCAAAGTATTGCATGTTGTAGGTCAGGATTTCTGTTTCCCAGCTATCCGGGAAAGCTTTGCGCAAGTACACGCCTATATTAAACAGACCGTTATTGCGCCCACCTTCAGAGATTTTCTCTTTTACTAGATGTTGTAGGCACGGCGGGCCGTCTCTTACGGGTGTTGACTCTGTAGCTTCCGTTATCTGTAGCTTCTGTATTTGCTCGGGCGTCTGAGCGTGTGCTTCGTACAGTTCAAAGAATTCTTCCAGCGTGGCTGAAGTGCCGTCGTCTAGGATGCCGTAGCGCAGACCTTCTTCCGCGTTGTAGTATGGAAGGTTTAGAAAGTTACCCACATCTCCGCGGTCCAAGTGCAGCCTGATCTGCTTGGGGAATATCTCACTTTCGCCATAGCCCAGCGCAGCCGCTATGCTTTTAAGCGACCGCTGCATGTCTTTTGCCTCGACCCAATCTTTACTAAAGAGGAAGCAGTGCGCTCCGCCGGACTTTGAGCGGCATACAACAAGAGGAAGTTTCATCTTCCTAATCTTTTCTATTAGAAGTTTGTGATCCAGCGGGTACTGGTCAATGTCTACACAGCCCCACTTGCACATGTTGTCGGCATTAATCGGTATAATGCCAACAGAGTTTCCCTTACCGGACAGGTGCCCCTGCCAAAGCTTCGAGTTGCGCGGTTCGCGCACGATACCTGCTTTCCCTGTATTCTTCCCGTTGGACTGAGTTTTCTCAATCCGGTATGTGCCGTAAGCTTCTTGCAGTCCATCAAAGATAGACGAGAACTTTTTAACTGTCATTGTGCTGTCCTTGTGGTGGGGACTGCCGAAGCAGCCCCCTTGTAAAACTTAAAACGGGATGTCGTCGGAGCCTTCGCCTTTGTCATCTTCGTTTTGGTGTTTCACAACCACGTCACCTATCAGGACACTTTCAGAGAAAGCTTTTGCTCGGGCGTAGACTGATGCGTCTTGCACGGGGTTTTCGCGGGACATTTCCCAGCCGTGCCAGCTACCTTTGGAGTTCTCTTCTGGTTCCGCTTTGACGCGGTAAACGTGTGAGAAGCGAGGCGGTGTAAACGGACCGTTCTTACCTTGCATCGTTACTGACTGGATCATGCTGTTCCACTTGCGGCTTTTCTTTAGCTGCGTGGACTTCATTGCAATCAGCGCCGTTTCTGTTGAGCCGTCTTCGTTGACGATCATAACGTAGTGCTGATGGGTTTCTTCGATGTAGTCCCCGTCACCGCCGACAACGTAGTTTTTGTTGTCTTCTTTGCTACGCTCGGTTTTAGGCATGTGGTCACCGGGCTTGTAGACATTCATCGGTGCGCCTGTGCCAGAGCCCCGTGGAACCCACTGAATGAACACGCGCTGATAGGCGCAAGGAATTACGCTTAGGCCTTCTTTACCGCTAATTACAGCGCCTGTGACGGTGTTGTAGATGTCACCTTTGCGCGCAGTTTCGTGCGTGTCGAGAAGTGAGTCCAGCCCGCTCAAGAGCTTTAGAAACGGCAGAGCTAAGTCATCTGTTCCGACGTTTTGGTTCCCGGAGTTTGCATCCGCTTCGAACATAGATGTATCTAACACTGATACATCCGCTTTTAGAGTTTTTGTTACTGCATTCGCCATTATTTTGCTCCTTTTATTATAGCACGTTGACCGATGTAGGCCCCGAATAGTTCCATTGGAAAGTCGTCCCCAGCTTCCACACGTTCGCGGACAAACGCTTTTAGAGTTCCAGCGTGGACACTTTCACTCTGATCGGCGGGAAAGCCCTCTTTGGAAGCGAATGCTTTGAAAGCACTGGCCTTGTCGTCTTCTCCGCGGCCAAATTCGCAGGACACGATGTTTTTAATAATGTCGTCATAGCCGTTATCGCGCAGCCATTCGTACGCAAGCGGCCTGTTGGCAACAAGAATACTGGCCCCGTATGTAGGCTTAACGTCAACGGTTGAACCGTCATCCAGTGCAAACGAGGAAAGGCCTAGTTCCTGCATAGCAGAAGGCAACTCTTCGTCTGTTAGCTTCAGCAAATCTTTTTTCCGAGACTTGAGGTCTTTCTCAATCTCTTCGACTTCTTGCTGCGCTGTTCTGATTTTGCGGGCTAATACGGCTATTCCGCCTAAGTTGCCCCGTTCGATGGATGATGCGACGTTATCTTCAAAGTCGGATTCCATCATAGATAGTATATCGTTCATGTTTTTTCACTTTCGCTGTTAAAGACCCTTTTACGGCCTTGACAAAGACGCTTATATTCTTATAGGTTCTTATAGTCAAGCGTCAAAAGGAGAAAATCTTGTACGAATATAAAACAGAGCCCTTCGACCACCAACGGAAAGCTTTAGAAGATTCGTGGGACGCGGACTTTCATGCGTATTTCATGGAGATGGGCACGGGGAAGAGTAAAGTAGCAATAGACAACATGGGTGTTTTATTTGAAAAGGGCGAAATTAAAGCTGCGCTAATAGTGGCTCCTAAAGGTGTCTATGACAACTGGGCCCTCGGCGAAATACCGCTACACCTTCCTGAAAGAATTGCGCGCAAAACGGTAAGCTGGACGCCTTCTTTAAGCAAACGTTATGCGGCAGAGCTAGAAGATTTAGTATTAGAAGACTTTGACGGATTAAAAATATTTGTAATGAATGTCGAGGCGTTCTCATCTCCAAGAGGTGCGCGGGCCGCGGGGCGTTTTCTTGTGCAGAACCCTGAAAACATGATGATTGTGGACGAAAGCACGACTATTAAGAACCGCAAGGCGCAGCGTACAAAAAACCTGATGGTACTTACTAAATATAGTAAGTACCGCCGCATACTAACCGGGTCTCCTGTTACAAAAAGCCCGATGGATTTGTTTAGCCAGTGCAACTTCTTGGACGAAAAATCCCTTGGCTTTAACAGTTTCTTTGCGTTTCAAAACCGTTACGCTATAGTGCAGAAGCGCGTTATGGGAGCGCGCAGCTTTCAAGAGATAACGGGATACCGCCGATTAGATGAACTAAACGAGAAGTTGTTCAGCTTTTCTACCCGTGTCTTAAAAGAAGAGTGCCTTGACCTTCCGGACAAGATTTACACGCGACGGAACGTAGAACTAACGGACGAACAGGCTAAAGTTTACGGGCAGATGAAGAAGCTTGCTTTGGCTCAACTTGAGAACGGGGAGCTTGCGACGACAGAAAGTGTCTTGACGCAAATAATGCGCCTACAACAGATTTGTTGCGGTTTCTTTCAACCCGACGTTGGTAAAATACAGCCGCTAAAGAACAACCGTCTGAATGAGCTAATGAACATTACAGACGAACTATCAGGGAAGGCTATCATTTGGGCGTCGTACACTCACGATATCCAACAGATCAGCCAGACCCTGCGCGACCGTTTCGGGCCCGATTCGGTCGCACTTTATTACGGGGCGACCCCCCAAGACGAACGGCAGGAGATTGTTAACCGATTCCAAGACGTTAATGATCCCCTGCGGTTCTTCGTCGGTCAGCCCAAAACAGGCGGCTACGGGATTACTCTGACCGCGGCTAACACCGTGATCTATTACAGCAACTCTTACGATCTTGAGATAAGATTACAGTCCGAGGACCGCGCTCACCGGATTGGGCAAAAGAATGCTGTAACTTATGTTGATTTGGTTTCGCCTAACACCATAGATGAGAAGGTCTTGAATGCCCTGCGCAGCAAGATTGATCTCGCTGGGCAGGTTCTTAAAGAGGACGTTAGCGGATGGCTGACATAATCCCGCCCGGTCCGGGCCTCATTTGGGG